TCCGGCAAACGGACGTCGGCCGGGTGGACATCGACCATCGGGACGTCAGCGATTCGCCGCGCCATCGGAAACGGCCGGATCATCCGGACGGCCGCGGTGGGCCCGTCGAGGCGCCGCGCGCGGACTTCCAAGTGGCCGGCCTCGTTCGCTTTGAAACTGTAGCGGTGAATCAGGCCGCAATCGCAACAGCCCATCTTGACGTCGGACCAGTCGGCGAACACGACAACGTCATGGCGCGTTTTCTTCTGGATCGTTCCGACGCGCACGTGCGCGAACCAGAGGCGCCCGCGTGCGATCATCGATCGGAGGACCGTCAGCATTGCTGACCGCACGCGAAAAGCGCGACGTCGAGATGGCGTTGCATGGTTTTTTCGGCAACATTGCGCTCTTGTGGTGGTACCTCGAGATTGTCCTCGAGCGGAAGCTCACGGAGGATGACCGGCGCGAAATTCGTACGACGTTCCTCGGCCATCGCGATTAGGCCGGCCATCCCATGCCTGGCGGCATCGCGGCCACCAAGATCCGCGCAATCTGCTTGTCACACTCCGAGCACATGACGGTCAGCGTGCCGTCGCGTTTGTCGTACGCGGTCCACGTCGGCGCGTTCATGTGACATCGCGAATGCAGGACGATCGCGTGATCCTCGTGGTTGTCGCCGCCGCACGCGCACCGCATTTCGTCAAGGTCGAGTTGCGTCAATAGTTCAGGCATCGGTTCAAAGCTCCCACGGCTTCGTCTCTTGCAGAAAGTTGTGCATTCCGCGGCCGTTCCACACGGCAAGGGCCAGGAACATCACACGCCAGAGGCCCGTCGTCTCCGTTGCCGCGAAGTACACGGCGAAACAGAACGCCGTGAACATCAGGCCGAGCACGGCCGACCACAGTAGAAGTGCGAACGGGCGCGGCGTCATGCGGGCGGCGCCGGCCCGCCGGGGTTCCCTGGCATCGAGCCCAAGGAGGCCGAATTCTGATTGCTGTTACGCATGGCGCGGCCCGCGCCTCGCGGCGGCGGCGGTGCGCCACGGCCCGCGCCGCGCGGTGGCGGGCCCGCGGGCGGTCCTGGCGGCGGCGGCACCGCGCCGGCGGGCGCTCCCGGTTGCGGCGGTCCCGGCGGCGGCGCCGGCGGTTCGGTTTCCGGATTCGGATCGACCGCTTGACCGGTCGCCGCTTCGATAATCGCCTGATCGATGATCAACAGGTGCGCCTCGAGCAAGCCCTCCGCTTGCGGCATCTGCGCGAGCATCTGTTGAACCTTGTCGGAGTTCGCCCATTTCAGGAATTCTGACCGGTGAATCTGTGGATCGTACCAGCGATGCCACTTCAGCGGGTAGCCGGGGATGTCATGCGGATTTGTACCGGGCGGGATCGTTTTCCACGCGCCGGCCGCGATCCATTGCTCGAAGTCCTCTTGTTTCTTGAGCGCCGCCTGTACCTGCGCGTCGAGCGCCGGCACGAGCGTCGTCAATCCGAATTTCTGGAAAATCGTGTATCGCTGATCGGCGTCGCCTTTGTCGAGGAAGCCCAATTGATTCAGGTGCTCGATCGCCGCGCGCTCGCCGAGGCTCGTTTTCGGCGTGACCGTGCCGTCCTCCACCACGATCGTGACGTCGCCGCGGAGGTCGGCTTTCTTGAACGTCTGAAACTTCCACGACTTCGTCGGCGACATGACGGCGAGCGTCCGCTCGTCCGGTCCGAATTGCCGCTCGAGTTCGATCGCGAACCCGTACCAGTCCTTGTACAGATTCCCGCGCGCTTGGAACGCGCTCGAGAACCGCCGTTGCCCGGCCTCTACGAGCAGTTGCATCGCCGAGAACGCCTCTACCCCGCTCGGCTTGGTGCCGCGGAGGATGTCGTACGTGCCGGTCGCCTCTTCGATGTCCTCGAGGATCATCTTGCGCCAGGACATGAGCGCGGAATCGGGCGGGATGCCGGGGATCAATTCCGGCCGGCCGGCTTGCCCGGCCGTCTGCGCGTTCCATTGCAGGATGAGGCCGGGCACGCCCGGTGAATTTCCGAGCCACGCGGTTTCGGCGCCCTTCGGAATCATCCACTGAGGCGACGCGGTCCGCATCGCGATCATCTCGATCAGCGAATCAAGGCGGTTCAGCTGATCGTACTTCTGGATGACCGGTTCATGGACGCCCGAGGCGATGACGCGCCCGCCGACTTGCTGATAGCCGGCGTGTGTGAACGTGAAGAGCGGGTTGCCCTTCGCGTCTTTGTACGGAATCGGGCCCGGCAAGCCTTGATCGTCATCGTGGTAGACGATCGGGTCCGAATCTTGGAACACACGCAGCACGAGCCCGTCCGGATGTTCGTTGGTCGGCCGGTGCCAGAGTTCGTACTCCGCGACACCGTCCTCGATGCTCGAGGACACCGATCCGGTCGGCCCGAAGTTGCCCAGGCGCGTCGTCGGGATGTCGTTTTGGAGCGCGAGCGATTGAAATATCTGCAAACTGCGCTCGGACGATCCTTTTTGCCACTGGATCCGCGGAATGAGCGGCGCGAGCTTCGGGTTTTCCTCGAATTCGTGTTTGGAGCGCCATCGCATCCGGATCACGTACGGCACTTTGGCCCACGCGGGCCGATTCAGCGGAAACGCGAGTTCAAACGGGGAGAGCGCCTCGGAAACGGGCGCCCCTTTCGGCCGCGGCTCCACTTTCGGCGTCCCGTCCGGATTTTTCGCCGGCACAAAGCTCGTTCCGCCGCACGCGGGGCATTTTTGACCGCTGTTCGCGATGATGTCGCCGCGATATTCCTTCTGACACGTCGCGCACGTCTCGAATGGGATGTCGATAAAGCCGTAGACGCGATCCTCATCCCAATACGAGTGGAGAACCGTGTTGCCGAGGTTCACGAGCCAGAAATCGCCCTCATTCATCACGACGTCCATTTGATGAACGTCGTGCAGCAGCGGCGCGAGGTCGTCGGCGGTCGCCGCGGTCGTGATCGCGGTCGTGGTACTGCCGTTCGGCCGCACGATCACGCCGAATCGGATCGACGCGAACATCGATCGGATCGATTGGTCAATTTCTTTCGGCTTGGACGTGCACGGTTTCGGGACGCCCTTCCCGATCCGCGCGTCGCGCCATCCTTCGGTCCTCGAGAACGGCGCGAGCCATTGCCGGAGGTTGAGGTAATGGAGCGCGCGGGTCCATTGGCGCTCGAAAATCCACCGATCGGCCATCGCCTGACGCTTACACGTGTCGAAAAACTCGATGTATTGCTGATCGGTCGTCATGCCGACCGCTTTGGTGTTGCCGATCGCCGGCGCGATGGCGCCCGCGAGCCCTTTGCCGGCGGCGGCCACGCGATCGAGCAGCATCTTGAGCCCGCTGGCGGGATCCGGTCCGATGTCGCCGGACATCCCCGGCGTCGGAATCGCGGTGGAATCAGCCATTGCCATTCTCCGGAGCGCCGTACTCCACGCTCCCGTCACCGCGCCACCGGACGCCGAGCTTTTTGGCTCGGTCGTCCCCCATGTCCTCGAACATATCGACGCCGAGGACGGCCGCGGAGGGATCGGTCGGCAGATTGATCGGATTCGGGGTCGAAAGCGTCGCGATCGGGATGTCCGCTTTCGTGAGCTCTTTCAGCAGGACCGCGCGCTCGGTTTCACTCTGATTGACGCGCGTGCAGAGGAATTCGATCAGGGCGCGATCGCGGATGGCCTGATGCTCGAGCGTCTCGCGGCGGGCCCGTTCGCGGGCAATGTCGAGCGCGAGGCTCGAGACGTCGGCGCGTAGGCGATCGAGATCCTCGAGCGCCCGCCTATACACGCGGCCCGACACTAACATGACGAAACCGCGCCGAGTGTATCACTCACGATAGAAGTCCCCCATCGGCCATCCCTTTTCGGTCGGTTCGATCGGCCGTTCCTCATCCTCAAACGGATTCTCCGGTGCCTCGTCCTCCGCATCGGGATCCTGACGCTCGAGCGCGCGCCGCAATTCGGCAATTTCATCGCGGACGCGCGGATCGAGGGCCATCTCGCGCGGGGTCAGCGTCGGGACCGTGACTTTCGGCAATTCCGGATACGAGAGAACCGCCGCGTGGAGCGCCTTCGGAAGTTCCTCGTTGAGTTGAAAATCGCGTTCCTCGTCTTTCCGTTCCTCGCCGGTGTCCGCGTAGTCATTCCAGCGGTACTCGCGCATCTGATCGATCGTGCGCTCGCACGTGCTCGCGAAAAAGAATTGCCCCGAGTAGAGCCACGTTTGCAACCGCTGGACGCCGGCCATGAGGTACGTCTCGGTCGGGATGACGCCCATGCCGCGGCGGGCGAATTCCTTATGCACGTACTGTTTCGTTTCGTCGCACGCCCACCGCTGATCGAACGGCGTGCCCGGTACGAGGTCGTGCGTGTGGAACCGCTCGAGGATCCGTTGGCGGTGAACATCGACGGACCGGTGCGTGTCGATGTAATCGTCCAGCACCACGAGCCCCTTGGGCGTCGGCACGATCATCGCCGCCGCGAACGGATGCGTCACGCCGCCGCCGAGGCCGAAGATCGGGAACGCATCGCGCGGAATCTTCGGGTACTCCGGAATGAACGAGCGGATGGCGTCGAGGCTGAGGACGTGCGCTTGGATGACTTCCCAATCGTAGATGTTGCCGGAGAACGAGACGAAATCCGCCTCGTATTCCTGCCGGAACATCTCGGCCGACATCGTCGAGCGCGCCTCTTCGATCTCGTGCATCGCGTATCGCTGAATCCAGGGGTTATCGATCGTGCGGCATTGCGCGGCCCAAAAGCCGGCGCGCTTGTGCCGCGGATCGAACGCCGGCCGGAACAGACGGCGCCACGTCCAATCGAACCCGTTGGGCGTGAACGTGAAAATGGCGTTCCCGAGGTTGTCAGTCAGCGCCGGACGCAGGATGTCCCAGGCACGCTCTCGAATCTTCTGGACTTCATCGAGCCACACCCACCAGAGGCCGATGCCGACGCCGCGGCTCGGATCGTCCAGCGATCGAAACTGCACGATATGGTTATTCGTGAGCGTGAGTTGATAATTCTGCGCGTCCCAATGGCGAACCCAATCGGGCGGGATCAGCCGAAAGAAGGCCGGCATCGTGGAATCGTTCAGGATCTTGAACGTCGGGCCGCACACCCACCCGAGGCCGTTCGGCACGACGCATTCCTCGCGGGCCGCGTGCGCGCCGACTTTCGTTTTCCCCGAGCGCCGGCCGCCGACGATCGCGATCCGATGGAACGCTTTCCGCGCGCGAAGCTGTGACGGCTCGGCAAGGCCGCACTTCGGACAGCGGAATACACCGTAACCATCGACCATCGCGATCGTGGCGCACGTCGGACAGATCCGCATCCGCCGACGATTGAGTAGTTCAACCTGATACGGGTTGTACAGAAATTCATCGCGAAGTCCCTGGCCGCAAAAGGGCGGAAGGCGCGGCGGCTTCGGCTTCGCGGTAGACATCAGCGGCGCTCGAAAACCGCGATGATCGTCTCGTTGAGAATGCCGGGCGCGGTCATCATCCGGTGAAGCTGAAAACTGTGCAGCCAGTAGCCGCGGCGCCGGTTGTGCTCGATCACCCTCTCGAATTGGTTCGCCAGGAGCGGCGTGTTGGCGACACTCTCGCCATCCGCCCAATTCTTTGAAATTTCCGCGACGATGAACCACGGCTGCGCCGGCTCGAAGGTGTGCGGCGTCGGGTTCATGGACTCCGCATGATTCGCAAGCCCGGTGCAGCGGCGCCCCGCGTGGACAGCGGTACAGCGGTCGTCAGCCATTCGCGCGCCAATCCTCGCGGGCATCGTGCCACTCGGCGAACACGCCGGGCCGCAATTCGACGCCCATCCGCTCGAGCAGTTCGGACAGATCGTTCACGAGCACCTCATCGTCACGGAGACGGACACGCCAGCCGCGCCGCGGCGGAAAGGCGATCCACACGCGCGCGCGGCAGCCGACCGCGGCGGCGCCGAAGATGTACCGATGGCTCACTCC